CTGTCGCCCAGTTCGCACCCGTAGCCCAGTTCGCACTCGTAGCCCAGTTCGCACCCGTAGCCCAGTTCGCACCTGTCGCCCAGTTTGCACCCGTAGCCCAGTTTGCACCAGTTGCCCAGTTTGCACCCGTTGCCCAGTTCGCACCTGTCGCCCAGTTCGCACCCGTAGCCCAGTTCGCACTCGTAGCCCAGTTCGCACCAGTTGCCCAGTTCGCACTCGTCGCCCAGTTCGCACCTGTCGCCCAGTTCGCACCCGTAGCCCAGTTCGCACCAGTCGCCCAGTTCGCACCCGTAGCCCAGTTTGCACCCGTAGCCCAGTTTGCACCAGTTGCCCAGTTCGCACCTGTCGCCCAGTTTGATATTTCGGGCGGCTAATTCATTTGCTAATTCAGACAGTTCATTGTACTGGAAAGGCATCCAGCCTTCGTCGTCAACCCAGAGATAAAGTGTTTTCATTGTGTGTGATATTTGGTTTAGTTTTCTATTAACTCTTCTACCCGAAATTCTCGCCCCCGGCGGGGATTACGCAACCTGCGGCATTCGACATCCGTACTGAACACCTCCACCGAGAACAGGCAAAGAAGAACCGCCGCCCCGATCCGCCGGGTCATTTCGGACACGTTGAGCGTGATGCCGAAGTTCTGCGTGAAATACCACGTTACGAGCGCCTGCAAGGTCCGCTTGGTTCCCGTCTTGTCGTAGATGCTCTGGAGGTGATTGGCAACACATTGGTAAATCACACTCATTTTATCGGCGATCTCACGGGCGGAGTAGCCGAGCACTACGAGGTTCATCACCTCTCGCTCACGTTTGCTCAGTATGGTATCGGTTTTCATTTTTCCCCAATATTGGGCATTCCGCCTCTTTTGTATAAGAGTTCATTTGCATTATCTTCACGCACTGCAAGGGTTGATACCCATATCTTTGCCATTTTCCCACCGTCTGCCTCAATGCGCGATTTAATATCTTCAAGTCGACTCTCTACACCCTCTATTGATTGCGTTGAAAAGTATGGCCCAGTTTCCCAATTTTTTACCGGCTCTGGATCCGATAGCACCCAATCATGAATAGCCAAAGCGCGTTGGAATAACGTAGTATCACCCGGAATTACCGATGATTCAATAGACGCTTGTTCGATACACCATTTTCTGAAACCGATGTATGCCTGCATCTTATCGTTGTAGGTAGGCTCTCTCATAGCTACGCCAGCCCCCACGGCTCTTTAATTCCGTAGTTGGTAAATGTTTCTTCAATGCCTTTGCGCTCAAAATCCGTATGCTCCAGATTGCCATTCGCACGATAGCACAAGGCTTGAGGGGAAATATTACCAAGTCCCCGGCGTAAATCCTCCCGAATCATGGTTCCTATTTTGCCCGGCATTTTGTCTGCAATGGCGAGACCTTTTGTAAAGGCGTTTTCTTGTATCTTTTCGTCCGTCATCATTGTTTTATTCCTATTTTATTTGGTTATTTCTGCGTTTTTTGTATAACTTTACATTGTTTACACTTCAAACCTATTTTAACTTTGCACTTGCATTAGGTTTGACATTGCAAATATATCTAAATTTAGATATAACACATCTATTTTTGGATTGTATATTTTTATAATTTTAGACTTTGCTATAAGAATTAATACTATATGACTAATATAGAGATAGATAAGGCTATTAAATTATTGGAAGAAAGTCCTGAAAATAATAATCAAATAGCAAAAGCGACGGGAATACACCCGACTACTATCTCTAATTATAGAACTCGAACTACAAAGCCGTCAGTACCGAATGCACGGTTAATCATTGCATACTTGACAACTCAAAAAGATGGGGCAACCCAAAAAGATAACACTATTACTAACTCAACAAAAACTCAGGAGATGGACCCACTTACAATGGACTACATCAACACCCTGAAAGAGCAGCTCGCAAAAGTGACCGCAGTCGTCGAAGAGCAGAATGCGATCATCAAGCACTTGACTCAGAAGGGCGATGGTGAAGTCCTCTCTCGAAGAGTGGGTGCAGTCAAAGAAGGGCAAGATGAATTAACGGAAAACCTGTGACGCGCTCATCGTGCAGATTGCACCCGAAAGGAGGCCTACATCCTCCTTTCAAAATGGGCAAATTTGCGATGGGCTAAAAAATGTTCTTTATAGTTATAGAAGTGGTGCGTGCATAAGCATGTTATGCCGCAAAAAGTCGTGGGGGGGGGATTTTTGGACCGAGTATAGCAGATACGGACATTCACCTTCACAATTAAAGTATATAACGCTCATGCCAGAAAAAAACTCGGAGATAAGGAGGAGTGTCAACGAAAATTAAATTTAAATAGTTATGAAGAAACTTTTACTCACTCTTATTGTTGTCTTAATTTCATTCGAGACAATTAACGCCCAAGAAGATCATTTCCAATTTCAGGGAATTCCTATTGACGGAAGCGTAGACGGTGTCCGAGCCGCTTTAGAGCAAAAGGGGTTTCAATATAAAGATTCTGATGGCGACATCGTTACGATGGAAGGAGAATTTACGGGTAAAAAATGTGAAATAGCTCTGTTGGTAACTCCTAAATCAAAAACAGTATGGAGGATTGCGGTATCGACACCGGAATATTTCAGTTGGCACGATATCCGATATGATTTTAACAATTTAAAACGGATATATATTAAAAAATATGGCAATCCGGAAAAGGATTATCACTTTTTCTCGGAACCATACGATGAAGGCGATGGATACGAAATGACGGGGCTGAAAAATGACAAATGTCATTATGCAACTTATTTTGAGACAGAGTCGGGATCTATACTGATTCAAATGACAAGATTTGCTAAAATCCTTATACTATACGATGACAATAAAAATACCATTATACATACAACGGAAAAAGAAGAGAAAGCGCTTGATGATATTTAACTCGAATTCCCCAAAAAACATCTAAATGCTATCCACTCACCCGCCCCGACTTTCGCCGGGGCATTTTTTATATGTTGGCACAATAAACGCATTACATACACGTTGTCATAGTGCGACAAAAAAAATCGGCAAAAAATTTGCATTGAATAAAAAAAGATATATATCTTTGTAACGAAAACCAAGCATCGCCATACTTTCTTGTATGGTTTGAGCCGCTATAAGTAGCGGCTTTTTTTATAATTATATGATTATGAAGAAACGTGTTACAATATATATCGACGGTTTCAATTTTTACTATGGCTTGAAACGCATCAAATCTGCGGATGTTGATTGGCGGAAATATTACTGGATAGACTATGTGAAATTGTTCGAGCAATTTGTGGGTCCGGATCAAGAATTAGCAAAAGTAGTCTATTTTACTGCGTCTCCCCTTAGTCCCAGCAAAAACAGCCGCCAGAGTGCACTACTAAACGCCAACAAATTACTTCATCCTGATAAATTTGAAGTCGTACGCGGCAAGTATATTGGGAAAACAATAGAATGTCCTCATTGTAAATTTGCGATTAGCAAACCTGAAGAAAAACGCACGGATGTTAATCTTTCAGTTCGAATGATGGGCGATTGTTTTATGGATAAAACAGATATCTTAGTCCTTGTCAGCGCTGACAGCGATTTAGTCCCGCCTATTGAGTTTATCCAAAGCAATCATCATAACAAAAAAGTTAAAGTATATTTTCCACCCGCAAATTTTAGCAACGATTTAAAGGATAACATAATAAGGCACAAGGGGAAACCTATATTATTAGAAAGAAATAAAATTAAATTCGAAAATAGCATTATGCCTGAAAGGATTGATATCAATGGTAAAATCGTCACTATACCCGACAAATGGAAATAGGCATAACTTTTATCGATTACTAATTAAATTAACTACATGAACAAACAGCAATAAAACCCAATACCCATTGATCCCCGACCTTGTAGTCGGGGATTTTTTGTACCTTTTGAACAATATTACCCACCAAAATAAGGTTTTCCCTATAGCAAAACACAAACCTTTTGAACAATTTGCAGGCTTTAGAATAAAAGTGCAAAAAAAATCTGAAAATTTTTTGCCCAACTCTTGCATAATGTGCCGAACGTGCACACCTTTGTCCCAGATGCTTGTGATGGCGCAAGCAACGGACACAATCGGAAAGACCTTTTTGTTGGAGTTACGTGATTAGGAAGTCTGTTGGCCGTCATGCGCCAGCAGACTTTTTTCTTATGACTCGAAAGGCAAAAGGATTGGTACCACAGGATGACAGGGGCAACATCACGCTGTTTATGAACCGTGACGAATTGATGATCGCCATAAACGCAACGGCATTACGCTGCAAGAAATTTATTCGTCACGAAATACTCGCCAAACGGCAGGGAATACAGACAGACAATAAGTATACCCAGAAGATGGCACAACACCATATAGACGGGAAAAACTTTTTCACTCCGCCTTTTGGTAATTCACGGGACCGCAACAACCTTTGCTCTGAACCTATGAAGGCATAAACAACATGATCTATTAAAATGACATGGCAGATGTAGGCGATATAATAACTCGTAAAGTTTCCGAACTCCTATTGTTGCCCAGTAACCCTCGGCGCATATCAAAGACGGACATGGAACGCTTAATGGCTTCAATCCGTAAATACGGATTCTGGAGGCATCGACCTATTGCCATATCCACAAGAACAGGAGAAGAGATTGTCATATGCGGCAATCAACGACTTAAAGCCGCAAGAAAACTGGGGCTTAAATCGGTCCCAGCTATTATCTATAATAACCTTGACGAGCAAGAGGAAAATGACATCGTTTTGCGAGATAATATTAACAACGGCGAATGGGACTTCGAGGCATTGCAAGACGATAAATGGGGAGATCTCGATTTCAAGGAGATAGGCATTGACATGCCTGCATTTAACGAAGAGATTAAGGGAGTAAAATCCGAGCATACACCGGATAATAGAGCAGACAATTTTCCCGGAAATAATGAAGATCGGACCGCTTTCTATCAATCAATGCTCACCGACTGCTTATACGAGAGCAACAACCTTTTTGAGATTCCTAATTTGCGCCTCGATATGCAAGCGGGAAAGTTGCAACTTCCGTTTGCCCCCTATGGAGCCGAGTCGCGGCAAAAGAAGGGGGTTTGCACCTACCATTTCTACGTAGACGATTATCGCTTCGAAGCTATATGGAAGGACCCGACAAAGGTATTAAATAGCGGATGCGTAGCGCTAGTAGAGCCGAATTTGTCGTTATTCGACACAACCCCTATAGCGTGGGGGCTACAACAGATTTATAAAAAACGGTGGATTTCCCGCTACTTTCAGGAATGCGGTATTTTCATATATGCTGACTTGAATGTTTCTCGGAAATTCTATGACTACAATCGCATGGGTATTCCCGATGGATACAATGCGTTTTTCACGCGAGGATATGCCGATCGCCTCGAATATCTGAAAGCAGAGCATCAGATAGCAAAAGATATTTCAGGCAAAGAAACACCGAACCTTATCATTTACGGAGGCGGAAAGGTCGTGCAAGAGTATTGTGCATCTAACAGCCTCGTGTATGTCGAACAATTAATGACGAACAAACGATATAATGGCTAAAACATCGGGAGGATTACGAGGAAGGGCAAGTTTAAGAAACACTATCTCAGTGGAAGAAAATGCCATTCGCTATCAGAAGAAAGAACATGCAGTTGTCATTAGTAGCAATGGACAAGTACTTCAACGTACGATAGGTAGTGAGCATGGTGTAGCAATATCTTCACGTGCTAAAAATGCGATTGTCACACACAATCACCCCTCTGATTATGGAACCTTTAGTAGGGAAGATTTGATTAATGCCTCAAAACTCGATGTAAAAGAAATGAGAGCTGTTTCAAGAAACTATACTTACTCCATACAAAAACCGCGGAATGGATGGCCGGATCCAAACAAAATAAATGAAATATATCGTAAAGTGAGTAGAAAATACATGGATTATACAGGAGAATATGTGCGAAAATACCGTTCGCGCGCAGCAATAGAACGGAGCAGTGCTTATATGGAAGGCATTATCAGAGACATTGCCAGAGAACTTGGATTTAAATATACTCGAAAAAGACGAGCATAAAAAATATATTATAAAACGAGGAAAAAACGACGATAATTTTGCCAAATCCTGAAAATATAATAGGGAAAGGCAGGCGCTTTTCCAAGATAAACCAGCCTAAAAATCCCGGCCGGAAGCCTTCGCTGTACAACCATATCAAAAAACTGCTCGGCACAGAAGCCAAGGCAGAATTGAGTAAAGAGGATTATTTCAAACTAATCCAATTCCTTCTGGAACAACCCCTTGACAACCTCAAAAAACTCGCCGACAGTAAGAATACACCGATTTGGATTGTCGGAGTAGTTCGAGCAGTCGTTAAGGATGCCAATATAGGACGCACTAACACCCTTGATTCACTTTTCGACCGTCTTTTCGGCAAAGCATCGCAACCGCTTACCGGGAAGAATGAGGGTCCGATTGAATTTAAAGGTTCTATCCCTGTAAGAGAATGGATAAAAGATCGGATACGTAAAAGATGATTGAGCCGCAAGACATATATCTTCCTCTTTATGACGATACCGAGCATTTTATCATTCTGATAACCGGCGGCCGAGGCAGCGGGAAATCGTTTAATGCCGGCGCCTTTGTCGAACGCCTAACATTCGAGGAGGGGCATATTATTCTGTATTGCCGCTATACAATGACATCTGCCGCCATATCTGTCATCCCGGAATTTACAGAGAAGATAGAAGCTGACGGCACCAGCGATTTTTTCCATACTACCAAGACTGATATAGAAAATACAGTATCAGGAAGCAAGGTGCTGTTCCGGGGTATCAAGACATCATCCGGCAACCAAACGGCCAAACTCAAATCCATACAAGGAATCACGACTTTCGTATGTGACGAGGCCGAAGAATGGACGAGTGAAACAGACTTTGACAAACTCGTGCTTTCGATTCGTCAGAAGGGAATCCAAAATAGGGTTATCATTATTATGAACCCTACTGATTCCAACCACTTCATTTATCGCAAGTATATTGAGAAGACACATAGGATCGTCCAATATGATGGCGTAGATGTACAAATAAGCACACATCCAAATGTATTGCATATACACACTACATATTTGGACAACATAGAGAATCTAAGCGAGGAATTTATCCGAGAGGTAGAACGGATGAAAGTCGAGAATCCCGATAAATATGCTCATATTGTCATGGGGCGATGGGAAGACGTCGCCGAAGGAGCGATATTCAAGAATATACATATCATCAAGGATTTCCCTGCTTGGTGCGAGAATGTAGCTATCGGGCAGGACTTCGGATACACCAATGATCCGACGGCCATAGCAAAATGTGGAATGATTGGCAATAACTGCCTGTATATTGACGAGTTGTGTTACCGTACCCATATGCTTACAAAAGACATCATTGTCGAGTTAAAAAAGGTCCCTGATCTACAAGTCATGTCTGAATCCGCGGATCCGCGTCTAATTGACGAAATCGCCAATGCTGGAATCATGATATATCCAGTAGACAAAAGCGGGAGGTCGATTATAGCTGGCATTGATAAAATGCTTGAGATGGAAATATACGTAACTGAACGATCATACAATATGCTCATGGAGTTCCGAAATTACGTATGGGGGAAGGATAAAGACGGCAGGCCCATAAACATCCCTGCCGATGGACAGGCCGACCACTTAATCGATGCGGTACGATATTATGTACTCGGCAAGATACTCGGTAAAATTCAACATGTGAAAAATTACGAAGGATATTTTTAATAAAACTGTATGAAGACCTTACAGGAAATATTTGCATTGCCCACGGAAGCGGAAAAGATTGATTATCTCAAGCACCGTCGCACTCCTCTGCCCGATGCGGAAGCATTGTATAAAGATTGGGACCCTGACAAACACGATGTAATGGATCCTGAAATTCGCCCTGACGGAAAAGTTATCGTTGAAGAGGCCAAGCAGGACCCGAAAACAGGCAAAGTCATCCCAGCTCAATATAAAAAAGACGATGTAAATCCGACAAACCGCATCCCGTTGCCTTTAGAGCAGGACATTACGAACATTCATACTGCATGGACCGTCGGGAAGGATCCCAAGGTAAATTGCAGCCCAAATAATGAGGAAGAAAAAGAGCTGCTCAACATCATAGACAGCATCTGCCGAAAAAACAAGATGCGCTACAACAACAAACGTCTCGTCCGATCTTGGCTCTCTGAGACCGAAGTTGCTGAATATTGGTACGCCGTTAAGGACGAAGGTTTTTGGCGTAAGATGTTGGCTCAGGTGAAAAAAGCATTCGGGGGTAGTGTGTCACCCAAATACAAGTTGCGTTGTGCAATATGGTCGCCGTTTAGGGGAGACAAACTATACCCCCTTTTTGACGACTCTGGGGACTATCTGGCCTTAAGTCGCCAATACTCCGTAAAAGAAGTTGATGGAACCGAAGTAGAATACTTCATGACTATCACAGATGAAAAGGTGTATAAGTGGCGACTTGATTCCGATTGGATCAAAGTTGGCGAATTCAAGCACGGATTCGCAAAGAACCCTACCATATATTCATACAGATGCAAAACTCTATGCCATAACATCAGACCTATCCGCGAACGCTTGGAGCGCCTTTTGTCTAACTTCGCAGATTGTATTGACCGATGCTTCTTCCCATATCTTATTCTTGAAGGTGAAATACACGGCACTCCCCAGCAATCAGGGAAAAACAGGATGATAAAGATCACCAACGGCGGGAAAGTGTATTATCTGAATTGGGATCAGGCAAGTGATTCAGTGCGGTTGGAACTTGATGGCCTTTGGAGTAAAGCCTATCAACTGACCAACACTCCACAGCTTTCGCTGGAAGCATTGAAAGGGCTTGGAGACGTTCCATCAGGCAGAGCGTTTCAGTTCCTATTTATGGGAACTAATCTTGCTGTAGATAATCATGCAGAAGTAATCGGCGAGCACATACAGCGCAGATACAACTTTCTTGTCTCTGCCGTAGGATCTTTAAATGCGGAGTACATGCGTGCTGCAGAGACTATTGATATTGAAACCGAGATACAGCCTTTCAGTATCGACGATATAGCCGAGAAGATCAAAAATGCTACAGACGCATGTGGAAAACCCATTGCTTCGCTCAAAACCGGTGTAATGCTGGCTGGTCTTGTAGATGATGTGGATGATGAAATAAAACTTATCGAAAGTAACGACACAAAAGAGGGAGGTGTCATGAAAGCATTGGAAGAATAAAAATAATTTCCAATATTAAAAAATTACATAAGTATTTGGTAATTCACGTGACCGTCGAAATCTTTGCCTTGAGCTTGTGGAGGATCAAGCAACAGACATCGACGAAATAACAACTAATAACTAAAATCAGTCTGTTGGCCTTCTAAGCCGACAGACTTTTTTATGCTTTGACCACAATGACATATCCAATACAATAGACCTGAAATGAAAGCAAAAATTATTGAAGCGCTGAAAACCAAGTATAGCAGCTTGGGGTTCAGTTCCAAAGCAATCGACGGGGTAGCCGAGTCGCTGGCCGCAACGGGGTTGATTACTGACGAGAACCTTGACGCAGTAGTCGAGGGGCAAAAGTCAGCACTTTCGGCAATGCAGGCCGAAATTGATAGCCGAGTAACATCGGCAGTCGAGAAAGCCAAAGCCAACAAGACAAACGCGACACCTGCTAACGGGGGCGAGCAGCAAAAAAACGAACCCGGAAATCCCTTTGACCCCGAAGCTATGAAGGCTGAATTGCTGAAAACACTCCGTGAGGAGCAGGCAGCGGCAATGTTGCAAACCCAGCAGGCCGCGCAGCGAGCTGCCACCATCGCATCAAAAGCCAAAGAGTACGGAATCCCTGAAAAATTCGCAACCAAACTAAACATCGCGCAAGACGCCGATCTCGACGAGTATTTCAAAAGCGCAAGACAGGAACTGGCTGACGCAGGTTTCGAGTTATCCGAAGCGCCCGCTCAGGGTGGCGGCATCCCCAATAGCGGAGATGACATCGCCAAACTGATTAACAAGGGTACAGAAGACATTGTTAAACACCAAAACAAGTAAAAAAAATGCCCGCAGGACTTCATTATGACCTGAATCCGATGGACGTACTGAAAGAATTGTGCCGATTTGACACAGTCTACAGGCTTTCCGGAGGTTTCAATTTCGAGGACACAAATGTCCCGAATGGAACGATGCTTATGCCGCTTACGCCTCTGCACGTCGATCTGAAGACGCGCAAAGCATCCGCGGTTAAGAACGTCAAGGTAGTTGAAAAAGTGACTACCGGTACAAAGATCAAGATTGCCAAAGGATCACTTGCCTACAAAGGCATGCACTTAGGTGATGGTGCTAGTGGTGCAACTGTTTCAAGCATCAACACGAACAACGAGAAATACGACGAACTTACGATGAGTGCGGCACTCGCCGCAGAAGCCGACGCCGTGCTATTCGAGGCCGTTGCCGCAGATGGGACGACGCCGAAGGCAACTGCCAACTTCCTCAATTATGCAGTAACAAAAGTTGAACCCGGTGCGACAGTTACGGCCATCGGCAGAGCCTACGAGGTTAGGGAGTCGAAACTATACGTTCCGATTTCTGAGAAAGACAAAGAGTCCCTCACTTCACGCTTCCTGTTCACCATCTAAACTACGACAACGATGAAATTAACACTCGAAATTCTTTTCAACGACCCCAATGTCGTCAAGGCGGTCATCGACCGCACTACAGCATTGCAAGAAGATGAAATATTCTGGAAGCGATATCTTGACTTCGAGGAAACCAAATCCAGAATCTTCAAAGCATATCTCGGAACCGTAACAGGCGTGACGGCCGGTTCAATCATCGACCGCAACTCCAACAAACCTCTCCGGGAGCGCAAGTCATTGGGGAGTGGATACGGTGAAGTCGCCTACTTGGGGGACCGCTATCAGATGGATAACGACCGTCTGGATATGATCAAGTCGCTCATCGACAAATTCAACTCCGCACGCACATCAGAACAGGCGGCCGCGATGAATGCCATCATCAACTACATCTACGACGACATCCGTCAGCTTCGCCTTGCGCCCCACAAGCGCATGGATCTCGTAGTCGGTGATCTTCGTTCCGACGGCAGAGCGTCGGTCACTCTTGCGGATAACCCGCAAGGTGTCACGTTGCTCGACATGGAGTTGCCTGTCAAGCGCATTACCCCGGCTACATCAGACAAGGACAACTTTATCGCCTACCTGAAAAGTCAGATCGAGGCTTTGCGTCCGACAATGGGCCGGTTCTCCGTAATGGAGATGTCGCGTTCTACCTTCAACAAGAACATTGTCGGCGCCAAGGAATTCGCCAACACCTACAAGATGATTCTCGGTGGCGCACAGATGGCTCTTTCGGGCGGTCTCATCACTGACGCTATGACTAATCAGGTGTTTGCGGGTATCGGCCTGCCTCCGGTCCGAATCATCGACGACATGGTGGCAATGCCTGATGGTACGAGCAAGCAGGTATTCAAGGACGATCGCATTACACTGCTTCCGCAGGACAAGATCGGTAAGATGATGTGGCACGAGCCGTACGAGATTTCCGATCCCGTTCCGAACAAGACGTATACGCGGCTTGAAGGTGGTATGTGGATCTCGAACTGGCGAACCGAAGAGGGCCGCTTTAACGAATACGGAGCCGAGTGGATCCCGAACTTCACGGCACCCAACAAAATCGCTATTCTCGATCTGTCCACTATGAACGCTTAATAAATACGGACATGACGGTTTTCGACGCAATATCGGCACGGCTATATCCTTACAACGTAGACGATAATCTGATTACGATAGCCTGCACGGACGCAGAGATGTCTGTAAAAGACGAATATACACCTTGCTATAGGATTTCTGTTGCAAAGGCAGCAATCGACGTTTTAAAACAGCTCATCGTTCTTTCGTCCGAAGGCAACGGAGGATACTCCCTCGGATATGATACGGATATGTTGCGCAAGCGCATCTGTGCTCTTGCAAAGGATAATGGCCTAACCGATATTGCCGCCGAATTTGACCCGGAACCACAAATCTTCTTTATGGACCTATGATTCGATTTCCATATACATTGGAGATATGGGATACAGCCGTCAACAAATGGCGGGTGGTCGGTAGATGCAATGCCCATTACAACGGAAGAGCGCAATTCATCAAATCACAAAATGGGGAAGTTATTCAATACACTTATGAAGTGATTATGCCGCCCAACATAGAACCAATTGAAGAAAAAGAAGAGGTTCGTATCATTGACAATCGAGGCAGGAACATATTCGATCACCGGCATGGCAGTCAAATAGGATCCACTTTAGAAGATTCGGTATCATACCCCGTATTGGGGTTCTACAAAAGCGGACAAAGATATGAAAGCACCAAGATATGGCTTTAAAAGGATTATGCAATGATAACCACCGCAGATGCACAAAACATCCTTATTCAAAGTTGTTCTCTCTTCGGCATTAAGGCATTTCCTTCATGGGCGACGCCCGAAGGTAGGATAAAGACGGAACGCATTGTAGTAGTGCCTACTTCGCCGCAAACCCCCGCCACGTATTGGGAAGATTGCTTCATCGCTGTCAACTTATGTGTCCCCGATATTAAAGGAAAAGCAAATCTCCAGCGTCTGGACGAGCTTGAACGAGCGGCGAAAGCCAGATTCAAGGAATGGACCTACGGCACTTACGACGAATCCGCATATAGGTACAGATATGAAAATATCGGCCGCGAGGAAGATCCGAACTTAGGATGCCACTATGTCTATATCCGGGTATTATTCAGAGTATTGAACATTAAAAACAACTAAAACAATGGCAAAAGTAACAGCAGTAGGAATCAAGAAGCTGTATTACGGAGACCCTGCAAAGGTCACGGCGGATGTCACCCTTGCTTCACTCAAAACGCTCTTGAGCGACGATAGTACCAAGCAGGTCGAGAACATTCACCAAGATACATGGAGTATCGAGGAGGAGGAACCGTCTACCACCGAGTACCGGAATCAGCTCACAAACGGCGTATACCGCCAATCGACCGAGATGGGAAATATCCAGATGAGTTTCACCATCGGTCAATACGACTATTCGACGAAGGCCGACCTCATGGGCGGCACCGCAACCGAAACGTCGTGGAAGCGCAACCGGGGCGTGGTAATAATCGAGAGGTTCATGGTTGCCCTTACCGAAGACAATCAGTACTGCGTATTCCCGAAGGCGTCGGTTATCGCACGCGACGCCCAGACCGACGGCGCAAGTGCTATTGGCGTTGTGGCCACGGCACTCGAACCCGACAACGCAGCGGTTTCTTCGGAATACTGGTTCGATGCTTCCGAAGAGGAGAGCATTTAGCAACCTGTCAACATTCAAGTACGGGGGTGGGAGGCATAAGCCCCTCACCCCTATTCCATTATAACAATTACCATGAAATTAGACTTTATCAGCATACGTATCGCTTCAAAAGGATACACGATATACAAAATGTCTCCGATGACCGCCACCCGCATTATGACGGCAATCGACGTAAAAAAAGAGCCGGATGAAAGCAAGGCATGCATAGCCGCAATGGCCTACAGCGTTGCGCTGGCAATCGTGGGCAGCCGGAGCATATTCCACCGCCTCAGGGCATGGCTCCTGTGCCGTCGCTTTATGAAGCGAAGCACCTTCGCCGAGCTGTTCGACTGCTATCAGAAAACCTTGCTGATGATTCCGCTGGAGGACATTGCATCGGTGGCCGCCGTGATGGAGGGATTAGCGACAACCATATCCAAAGATCATGATTAAATCAGCGGACATTGTCGCCCGGTCACTGCTGAACAAGCATCATGTCGCGGTAAAGCTCGGAATGTTCACATTCCGGATGTACCAGCCTTTTGTCAAAGACTTGGCAAGGGCCTTTGCTGCCGGGCGGATAGATGTGTCGATACAAGGCCGGCAAAGATTCTCTCTGGGCACAATATCGCGGCTTATGTTCCGGCGCAAGTGGGCGCAGAAGGTATTTCTATGGTACGCCAAGAGATATGCCTCCTATGAGGAAATATCCCACGCCACCTGCGCTATAGCAGAAATAGTGTCGGGGAAAGACTTGTTCGATTCGGTCAAGATCGACAAGACCCGGCGCAATACCATTGCGGAGACCGTCGGCAACAACACTATAACCGGGATCATGGCGACGATGATGGACCAGCTGAACATATCCTACAAAGAGGCGTTTCAGGGCATAAACTACCCTACCATGCTTCTGATGATGACGGACAAGGTCCGCACGCTCGTCGGCGACGAGAAAAAGATAGTCAAAGGATCGGGGGCCGAAATGGCCAAAAGAAGAGGTAATAAAAGACGAGGTAATAAAATACATCAATGAGTGCTTTATCATTCAAAATAAATGCGGAAACCGACAAACTCAAGAGCTTCATCAGCATGCTTGAGCAATTGCGGCGCGTGCTGGCGGACATCCCTGACAGCACCAAGGATTTCGACGTCATAAACCGCAAGATCGGAGAAATGGAGGCCCGTGTGGAGCAGTCCATGCGCAAGATCGCCCAAATGGAACGTCAGGCGATGGATGCGGCGGCCAAAACAGCAGCTTCGGTCACTATAGGAAATACAGGTGGGGACTCTACAGCTGGGGCGCAAGCGGCCAAGGCCGAGACGGCAGCGTATCATGAATTAATCGAAGAATTAAAAACCGTCAATGCTTCAAAAAAGGAGAATGTCATCCTTATATCTCAATACGAAGCTCAAATAAAGCGTCTTAAATCGGAGATAGACAGCCTGAATAAAGCGGAGAGTCAAGGCATGAAATTGACGCAGAATCAGAAGTCAAGCCGCCTTGAAGCTACGCTATCCATCGAGGAATACAAACAGGCCATATCTCGCGCCAGAAAAGAATTAGTCAATCAAATCAAGTTCGAACAGGTTGCAAGAGGGTCCATTGATGAGATGTCGCAAGCCCTATCACGAATGCGCACCGTATATCGCTCGTTGAATGAAAGCGAACGAACAAGCGGCTGGGGGCAAAACCTGCTCAAAAACATCGAATCCCTTGACACGAAAGTTAAAGAACTCGATGCTACAATGGGGGTACACACCCGCAATGTAGGCAACTATGCCTCCGGATTCAATATGCTGGGATTCCAGATTCAGCAGGTAGCCCGCGAGTTGCCAGCGTTGGCGTATGGTCCTCAAGTGTTCTTTTCGGCCATATCCAACAACCTGCCGATGCTGGCAGATGAAATAGCCCGTGCGAAGAAATCTGTGAAGGAGCTGAAGGACGCCGGGCAAACATTCACGCCCGTATGGAAGCAAATTGCATCGTCCATCTTCTCGTGGCAGACCCTGCTTGTCGCCGGAGTTACCGTACTTACTCTTTACGGAAAGGAGATAACAAACTGGGTGGCATCGCTGTTTAAAGGCAAGACAGCAATAGATGCCGCCGCTGCCGCCCTTGAGCAATTCAATTCCGCGATGGCTCAAGGCTCTGTGTCGGCCCAATCCGAATTAACCAAACTGAACCTGCTGTATAATGCCGCAACCGACCTCTCCAAGCCCTATGAAGAACGGGCCGAGGCCGTCAAGAAGCTGCAAGACATCTACCCTGCCTATTTCGGCAATATGGCCGCAGAACAGATTATGGTCGGAAATGCCGTCGGCGCCTATGAAAACCTGCGTGATGCAATTATTGAGGTTGCACAAGCCAAAGCCGCCCAAGAGCTTATTACAGAGGAGAAAAAAAGTATAGCCCGTATTGAACAAACTGGCGACGCCTATACCAATTATTCTTCTGCGCTAAAAAAATACAACGAAGAATATAAAAAGCGATTAGAGCAGAATAAGGAAAGTGGATTTGAATTGCCGAGTGCAATTTTTGAGGCAAAACAATATGCCAAATCGATATCTGGCATTAATAAGTATCGCGAAGAATTCATTTCAGCCCTAAAAAAGATGGGCGAAGAAGGAGATGACATCTGGAAGCAAATAAACAAGGGCTATGAAGGAGATGTAGATGCCTTCATTGCAGCGATAAATGCCGGCATCGAAAAGCTTGCTCCTGCAGCAGAGAAACTATATACAGTAAAAACCCCTGCCGAACTCAACGCAGAGGCTAAAAAAGCCCGTGATGAAGCCATAAACGCGGCAAAGAAGACCGCATCCGACCAAGAGCGCAACCTAAAGGAACTCAATCAAAAACTGCAAAAGCTCCGGGATGATGCGTTACAGGCCGAGGTTGACTCCATGAAAGACGGGACAGCCAAGAAACTTGCGCAAATAGACCTCGACTACCAAAAGCGCGCGCGAGCCATACAAGAAGCCGAAGCCGAAATCCGCCGACTTCAAGACGGAGAGCTGACTAAGAACCAGCAAGCGCAAATTGAAGCTCTGAACAAAGCGAACGAAACTCAACACGGCAAAGAACGAGGTAGAGTGCTACTTTCTGGACAAACATCTCCAGAAGACATTTCTTCGCAATTTGACGAAGAAATAAGGTCTTGGGATGAATACTTGCAAAAATACGGCACCTTCCGCGAAAAGCTACAAGCCACAAAAGACATTTACGACCGAAGGATTGAAGAGGCAGGGACCGTCGGGGAAAGAAAGAGTCTCGAAGCCGAACGAGATGTAGCTGTAGCGGAAATCGAAGTGCAAGCCGAGCAATGGATACGAGAACTTACAGATAAGACAAAGAAAGAGTTGGCCGATCTAAAGGCCCAATTAGAAGCCTCATTGCAGTCTCTTGAGTCGGAATACAATGCCTTGGATTCATCCGATACAGAGCAGGCCCAGAAACTACGCGCTGAAATCAACAAAACCAAGGCACAAATTAATGCGGTAAATAAAGCTGCATCAAATACGCAAACATCTCCCAAAGAAAATGCAATCAAGAAATGGCAACGGCTGGAAAAGACTCTCGGAGACATTGCAGATGGGTTTAAGGATATTGGCGACGCCGTAGGAGGCACTACGGGCGAAATAATCAGTGCTGCAGGTGAGATCGCGGCAACAGCCACGAGCATGATCAGCAGTATAGTAACCCTTACTGAATCATCGGCCAGTGCCATAACCACAACCTCTACAACGGCTGCAAACGCAATAAAGGCAGTGGAGAGGGCTTCCGTTATTCTCGCTATCATTCAGGCTGTACTGAGTGTCGCTACTAAAATTGCAAGTCTATTCAACAATGACGAAGAGAAGCAGGCTGAAATAGACAGACTGCAAGGGCGTATTGAGCAGTTGCAATGGGAATTGGATAATGCCAACGCCATTCGATTGCAACGAAATTCTTTCGATGCAGTTAAAAATGTAAAGAACGCCTACAATAACGCGGCGAAATCAATAATGAGCGCGTACAAAGACGTAGGCAACTTTGTAGAGAGATTCTTCATCAGGCGATCCAAAGAGGCTGAAATAGAAAAAAAGGCAATCCAAAGTATAGCCGATGCTTATTCGAACCTCAAATATACAGATAGCAATCTTCTGGGTAAAAATAAATTTGGCGACACCCGCGAGCGACTTAACAATCTTGCAGAACAACAATTGTTGCTCCAAAAGCAGATTAATGCGGAAAACGACAAGAAGAAAACGGACAAATCAAAAATTAGAGAATGGGAGCGCCAGATTCAAGAGCTTGGAGCCGAAGCCGCTGAAGTGATTAACGAGGTCGTCGAAACCATTATTGGGGGCACGGCGGAAGAAATCGCAAAGGAACTTGGAGATGCGTTTATAGACGCATTTATGGAAGGCGAGAATGCGGCCGAAGCGTGGGGCGAAAAGGTGGACGAGATTGTCGCAAACATCGTTAGACAAATGCTTATAAGCAGGTTTCTTGAGGAAGAAATCGGCAAAGTATTCGATAAATATAAGGCTAAATGGTTTAAGGATGGCGTTTTTCTGGGGATGGAAAATGTTACCGACTCCATGAGTGGCTTTGCGGATGATCTTAACAAGGTTGGAGAGACATTCCAAGCTGTCTGGGACAGTCTTCCTGCCGAGACAAAAGAGTTGCTTGGAAATGCCGGAGCTGCTCAGCAGGAAGCCACGGAGAGAGGCTTTAAAGCCATGTCTCAAGATACCGGCGACGAGTTAAACGGCCGATTCACGGACATTCAAGGCAAGGTTACCGACATCCGAGGATATGTGATGATGCAAACTCAATCTATTATCGGGCTGCTGAACTCCATCGGAAATATCGAAACGGCCATATACACAAGCGTGCAAGTGGATAATGAGCTGCTCCGGTACGCTGTTATGACCTACATGGAGATCGTCGAAATAAACGGGAATACAGCTGTTATGAAGGCTGCTCTGACGGAAATTCGGGAAGACATAGCGGCGATCAAGCGCAATACAAGTGAACTGTAATGAAAATTGAAAAGGACATATCGGACCTGACCAAATTTATCGACGGCATCGAAGACGAGGTAGTAGATTTCATGGATGAGAAGGCTCGTGAAGCGGTTAAACTCCAGCAGATTGAAGCCGATTACCGAAATCACACATGGAATCTTCGCAGTTCGCTCGGATATGTTGTGACGTATGATGGCAAGGAAAAGCGACGCTATATAAGCGGAATGAACTACGGAGACGAGGCCGCCGCCGCGATAACGAAATGGCTTAATGAAGTTAACAAAGCAGGCACCAGCATCGTATTTGCCGACGGTATGTTCTACGCTTCTTTCGTCAGCTCAAAAGGCTATGATGTCATTGATACAGCAGAATCTTATCTAACGAAAGAATTAAACAAATAAGTAATGATCGGAGATTTATTCATCAACAGGACAGACGCCTACACAATGGGCGTTGCAATGGGTTCCGGGTTTATTGCCGGGTTAAAATCCCCTGCAAGCCTGAAAGACTTCGTAGAAAACGAAGACCCCAAGAAAGACGGCAAGGAGGTCATATATCCCGACAAACCCAAATTGGCGGCACGGGATTTAACATTGACTTTTATAATTACGGGAGAAACCCCGGAGGAGCACCTTTTAAACTACGATACTTTTATCCGGATGCTACACTTAGGTAAGGTAGATATATCGGTACCGGGAATAAGTGATGAAATATACCACCTGACATACGCAGGTAATTCAGGCAGCTACAACATATCCGGCGACCGCCTGACATCGCAATTAACAGTAAAGTTCAACGAGCCAAACCCCGCAGACAGGGGCGAGGATAAAGAAGAAGCATAATGACACACTCGAATAAAAATCTGGAAGAGATCATGATTTCCGCTCTCCGTGGCGGAGCATGCAGGAAGGTAATGCGCATTCACGACTTCCCCGAACTCATAAAACTCATGTTCACGCCGCAGGGAATCGAATTCTGCCAAATCCACAACTTCCCCTCGGTCGAAGTGTTCAGAAAGAACCGAGACAGTTTAGAAGGGCTGGAAGTATATGTAGATGCGGGCAATATCGCGCTCAAAGGTAGAGAGTACGTATGTATCGTCGGAGATACAGATGCTACTATAGAAGCGGCAGGGACTAAATTCATCCATACGATAATCCTGATGCACGGCGCAAGGGCCACGATCAACGCCAAAGATTACGCCGTGCTGAATGTTGCAAATATCAGCGGAGAGTATTCGATAAAGAAAGACAGAACTGTGATTGTACTGTAAAACAAAGCCGGGAAATAGTCCCGGCTTATTCTAATTTGGCCAATTCACCCATTTTACTTATATCTAAGACGAGAATCAGATTTAAATAGAACTTGAAACTCCTTATAAGGGATTTCAAAATAACATGAATCAATCAGTTTATAGTCGGCATCTGGATATACCCGAAATCTAACCACGTCTTTATCCTCACTTTTAACTCGTTTTATAGTCAGAATTAGACTCGAAAGATACAATTCATATCCTTTTTCAGCATCTTTTATAAAAGATAAATAACTACGTTTTATGTCATCTAAAAACACCGAAAATGAATATCCTATATCCCCTTTAAATGCATAATCCGTAAATTTAGAAAATATTTTAAGTGTTTCTCCATATTGTATATTCTTCATCGCCTCATAATCTGAATCCGTAATTAATGCAGATTTTAGCGACTTATAATATGTCCATTCTAATTTCAAATTGGGATATTTAAATCGCCCATCCCAATAATCAATAAAGAAAAATGTTAAACTATCAATTTTACCGAAAAACATTGAATTAAAATTTGAGCTAAATTTTCCTTCTCCATAATATGGGCGATCTGTATTCATTCTACTCTTCCATTTCCCTTTTTTAGGATTACGCTCCCAATATAAAGCATATCTTATTTCCTTTGATTTATATGTTAGTGATGTAGGTTTCTCATCTATCCTATCCTGCGCAACAGCGGTTGTTGCTAATACAACTAACAAGGAGAACCAAATTTTCTTCATATAGCACGATTCATAACAAATTAATCACATCAGTTTCTAAATTTGGGGACAAATCAACCAAATAAAATATTAAAACCTAAATCCCGTCTGGATTAAGAAAGCTCCCATATTTGAAGGGCCATATATTCCATTACTTTGGATATTGTCGGCAATTCCTAATGATTGATAACCTAAATTAATATAAATACCCAATGTTGAAGCAATCGTAAAATCAACACCTAAACCCCCTGCTCCATAAAACCCTTTTTCGTCCCCAAATCCGTATCCAAGATTAGCAAAAATATACGGCGAAACTTTACTTTTTGTAAAGTATCCTTTCACATTTGCAAATACAGGTATTGTCACATGTCCCCCATTTAATAGCGCTAATCCGGCTCCAGCACCCAAAAAAAGATGGGGGATAATTCGAGCCCCATGTATGGTTTCAACATAAAATCTATCCATTTGATAATCACCTATCCCGAAACCATAACCAATGTTCACTTCGCCTTGGTATCTAGGCGTGTTTTGTGCTTTGGCATAAGCGCATAAAACAGCGAATAATAACAGTAGTAAATACTTCTTCATACAATAAATTTTAGTGAGTTAGTAACCCAAATTTACAATTTCAAATTGGAATATCCAAAAAAAGAGGAATGGTTTTAACCACTCCTCGCTTTATGCCTGAAGCTAATCGAGTTCAAAGTTAGCTATTGCTGATAACTGGTATGATATCCGGCAGGTCGTCTTGGCCCGGTGGCTTTATTCCCCACTTGAAGTTCCACCAAAGTTTCACTAACCAATTCAAGTTGCCTGTTTATTTAATATCCTCGGAATCATTGCAAATAATGGGCCTTGTTATCTTTTCTGTTGAAGTAAGATAGGCAGTTTCGGATACAGGATTGTCTGGGACATTCCCAAGGACTTGTTTTGCATTGATGGGAGATATTACCGAGTGCCCCAGTTGGTTTTCGAGTTGTTTTCGGGCTGCCTTTGCAACGCTGCCGCCACTTTTGGCTACCCGGACATTATGCTGAAATCCTTTTGGCTGTTGTTGTTTAGATATTTCCGTTACGGCGGCTTCTGCCAGCGTATTGAGGGCCAATTCGATGTTGGTCATATTGTCCCGCAAATTTTCTTTTTTTATGCCTTTAAACTGCTTGTATGATTTCGTATTACGTCCGGCCCACTCCATCGTGATAATATCCGTAAGTGCGGCATACTGTTTCCCCTCCACCCCTCTGCGCTGCCATTCATCAGTCAACTCTTTGCGAACCTCCATACTTTTTAGCCGCTGGTTGATCCAGTTGTCGGAATATCCTAGTCGCTTATAATCAAGCATCGCCTGCTGGATGGACAGTTCCGGATCCTGCATTTGGTCGAGGCGGTCGCTGGCAATTTGTGCCATCCATTGCTTGAATGGTTCAGCTTTCGGGGATGGTATCGACTGTATCAAACGGAAAAGTTGCTGTGTGTCTGCAACATCTGTAAAACGCATTTTGCCGTCCGAAGCCAACATTTTCAACTGTCCGATTTTTTCGGACACTTCGCTTCCTTCGTATTGTAACTTCTTTTTGAGGTCACTCCAATACTTTCGAGGTCGGTCTGTCCCTGTTAGGGCTTCGATTACGTCGATAATAGAAAAATACCACGTTTCGGTATCGTCATCCCATACGGTGCGAACTTTGCGATCTTCGAATAATTGTATGGCTTGTTTTTGTGTCATAGGTTGGTGTCGTTAAATTTATTCCCCTTTTTCCAATGCGAGCAAGCGCTTACTAATTTGATACAAATGTACGAAATTTATGCGTTGTGTTGGATGGAACAAATAAAAAACCGAGGCAAATGCCTCGGAATTGGACTAAATTACTGCTTTACAAAAATCCCCACATCTTCTCCTAAAGAAGCGTCTTTTACAAACATTACCGGACCAGATATAATACCTTCCAATATTGTTAACTCATCATTAAATGGGATTAATGTAACCTTTGATGCTTTGTATGTATAACTATATAAGGCACGTTTATAATCGCTTGATGAACCTCCGTATCTTGAACCATAGCTGCATTCATTGTCATCAAATACAAGCGTCGATATGGCACCACTACTAACATCAATCATCCCCCACGTAGTACCGGGCAATGGATTAGAGATATTATTATTATCATTGTCATCGTTATCTGAGCATCCAACAAAAGCCATTGAGACAATAAGTGACCATATGAATAAAAATCTTCTCATATTGTAATTGGTATTAGTTGACATTACAAATTTACAAAATTTCCAATAGTAGCAAATTTTAGAAACAAAATTTACTCCTGATGTAAAAAATAGTGTTAAAGCCCTTGTGGATTAAAAATAATTTTCTATATTTGTAACGCTTACATAAACTCAAGAGTGCACAAGATGCACCATTATTGGTGCTTTTTTTTGTGCCGAAAATTGAACATACGGACGGGTAACCCTGTGGCGTTGCTGTAATGGCGCGCCAACCTCTTGAGTAAAGATGTAAGCAGCAGGTAGTACCCGTTCGTTTTTTTGTTTTATCAAATGCTTACATCTATGAAAACACCATCGCTTCCGGAAACGGATTATCAAACTCGCTGCATCGAAGCCGAGCGAAAAGCACGGGATTTCGAAAACGCCTACTTCAAGGCCGAAGAGCGCTATTCCAATCTAATGGATGCCTATGTCAAGCTACAAGGCTACTACCTTGAATTGCTGGGCGCTGAAAAATCATCCCACAACAAAATCAAAGAGATCGACCCGTTTATTCTTGTCAAGATGGGCCGCGGAATGAATGTCGCACAATGTAAATAGCCGAGCCATGAAGAAAAAGAATCCAAGCCCCGACTATTACCAACTCTACATTGAGGCCAACCAGCGTGCTCAGAATAACTATAATGCGTACGCTCAGGCTATGAAATGGCTGAATGAAACCACCAAAAAGCAAATCCAATTAGAGAGTTATATACACGCACTCGAAATGGACGCGCTCAATGCTTATTTGAACAGATCGGAGTATTTAGAACAACCTACAACAACCAAATGCTGTTAGCCATGAACAATCTGCAAATATTCAATAACGAGAAGTTCGGGCGTGTACGTATCATTATGTCCGACGACAAGCCGATGTTTCTTGCGAATGATGTAGCGAGATCATTAGGGTATATGCGGACAGCGGATGCAATTTCAACACATTGTAAAGGGGTCGCCATTTTGCCGACCCCTACAGATGGTGGGGTTCAAAAGGTAAAATACATTCCCGAATCCGACGTTTACCGCCTTGTCATGCGATCGAAGCTCCCGCAGGCCGAGCAGTTTCAGGACTGGGTATGCGATGAGGTTCTCCCCTCCATCCGCAAGACTGGCGGATACATGTCAGCCAAAGAGACGGACACACCCGAAATGATAATGGCACGCGCCGTGCTGGTCGCCAATGACACCATAGCCCGGCAGAAACAACAGCTGGAGCAGGCCCAAAAGCAGGTCGCGGCACTCGCGCCGAAAGCCGAGCTGATGGACAAGGTACTGGACACGGATCAGAAGATCGACGTCGGGCAGGCGGCAAAGATTTTGAATCTACCATTTGGCCGCAACACGCTCTTCCAGCGGCTCCGCGAGCGAGGGATATTCTTCTGCAATCGCAATGAGCCTAAACAAGAGTATATTAACCGGGGTTACTTCGAGTTGAAAGAGAAATTGATCGACCGAAACAACCACGAATCGTTCACGGTCATCAAGGTTCTCGTGACGCAAAAAGGATTGGATTTCCTCGCAAGGCAGTTTGAGGTGGTCCAAACCCCGAAGAAGATGGCACCGATAAGATAAGCCCCTGTATACTTCCCCGATGCCGGCGCCTCGCAGAAATGCGGGGCGTTTTTTCCAAATATATTTATTACCTTTACCACAGAAAGAATTTTGACCAAAAACTAAACGAGGAAGATAAAGATGGCACCGACACCTATAATATCAGGCGTACACTTCAAAAGAGGCTCTGATTTAATTTTCACAAACTGTTGTATAGTAGCTATTAAAGATACCGAAGAGGTATGCCCATCTTGCGGATGCTACGTAATTGGAGGTGGATGTGGATATACGCCGGAGAAAATAAGAAAAATTCGCAGACTATACGCCGAGCTATACAAGCCTGATAATCGCGACAGGTGGTGGCGTCTCGAACCACGAAATATAATCAAGGCACCACGTTAATATATTGAAGGTTGATAGCGCTATGTATCGCAAACTAAATAAAAAGTCCTGATCTATGATCGGACCTTTTATTACAATCACATTGTCTCAACGGGAAGAAATTCCCGTTTTTTTTGTTTTTCACTTCAAATTTCTTGGTAATTCACGTGACCGTCGAAATCTTTGCCTTGAGCTTGTGACGATGCAAGTGGCATACGACAGATGGTAATTTATTCTCCGTTAGGAATACAGATATTGGATGCTCCGGTCACGAAAGAGGCTATTATCAAATATGCCCTCATGAGTGACTATTATATTGAGCTTCCCTTCAATCAACTTCAGTACATTCAAATTCCGCAAGGCTCATATATACTGTACAAAGGCCGTAAGTTCGAGATAATGGCCCCGGTATATCCGGAGTTCGACAACAAGACCGGAGGATATAAATACACGCTCAAGTTCGAGGCGCAGCAGAACCACATGAAGCGTTTTGTTTGCTTCTGGCTGGGCGGAGATAATCCCGAAGCGGTATTTCACAATACTACCGATCTCGAATCATTCGGCGCCCTGATCGTGGCCAACATGAACAAACATCTTGGCGTCGAAAATTGGAGCGTAGGCACCATCGACGTCGAGAATCCCAAGGCGACAAAACTCGTGTCTTTCAACGGAGACAAATGCTGGGATATACTCAACACGATCGCCGAAACTTTCGAAGTCGAATGGTGGACCGAGGAAAACGGAGATTTAGTGTCGCTTAACTTCGGAAAGCTGGAAAGAGGAACACCCGAAGAATTCAGGCGTGGCGATGTGGTCAAGAGTATCCCCGCCAAGAAGGGCGACGACTCCAGCTACGGCACCCGGTTCTATGTATTCGGATCTACACGCAACCTTACCAGCGACTACGGACAGGCTCCGCAGGGCGGGGAAACAAACCATGTTTCAGAAATACGACTCCGGCTTCCCAACGGCCAGAGATATATTGACGCCATCCCGAATCTCGACAAAAGCGCCATTGTCGAGCAGGTCGTTTTCTTCGACGACATCTACCCCAAGAACACGGAGACGATCACAAGCATCGGGACCGTTGATCGGGAGATCATCGAGGGACAGACAGACAAGGCCTATGTCATGTACTGCAAGGACACGCCGTTCCTGCCGTCCGACATGATCGAAAGCGAAACGCTGGGAGCTACATTCACCAGCGGCAGTCTCATGGGGCGTGATTTTGAGTTAGGTATAAATTACAAACCTGAAACATGGAAGCCCGAAGACGGCTTTGACAAGAAATTTGAGATCATCGCCCAAGTTGAGACGTCGGGAGAAAGCCAGCTTATAGTCCCCAACGAAAGCCTTCATCCCGAACCGGGAGATACATTTGTACTCACGGGTGTAAAACTTCCGCAGCAACGAATCGAGGAGGCCGAAGAGGAGCTTTTGAAGGCCGGACAAGCATACGCCGAAAAGAACAGCAGCGACACGGATGTATATACCTGCGAAACCAACCCGGTATATTGCACGGTAAACGACAAGAATTACAACGCAGGACAAGCCGTGCTTCTTGTCGATCCTCGATTTGGTTTAAACGGACGTCTGTCCCGAATTCAGGGCTACGAAAAGAAACTCTACAACGAATATATCGCCACGTACACAATCGGCGACAACACTCCTTACTCCCGAATCGGCAGCATCGAATCGGATGTGAAAGCCACCCTGTATTCGCAGCGCATAGGCGTAACCGAATCGGGAGCGGCAATATATCTTATCACCCGGTACGATTCTACTGCGGCCGAAGATTATAATGCTTATTCGGCCAAGCGCGCCTTATGGCAGTTTGCAAACAAGCAATTCCCGGATACCTTCAAAGGCAAAATGACCTTTGAGGACGGAGCGCAGTTCGGCGATTTCGCAACAGGAATTACCGGCATCGGCGGACTTATCGACAAGAAAGGGAATGCCGAAATGCAAAGCCTCAAGCTGCGGGGATTCCTTGAAGTTCCTGAACTGAGATACAATCGGGTCGATATTACAATGGGCGACACATGGTTTGCTCCAAGCGCCGGGATCATCGAGAGCGTCGATACCGAAGCCAAGACCATCACGCTCAAACTCGAAGAAGGCGAAATAGGAAGTCCGCGGGTCGGTGATATTTGCATGGGTATCTTCCACAGCTCCGAATCCTCAGATAATGCAACGGAAGATTACGATGACAGCAAAGGCAACAGACGCTTTGCCGGCTTCGCAACGTGCTATTTCCGCATTACCGAAGAGTTGGATACCACGACCTATAAGACGTTCAAATACCAACTTAGGCCCGTCTCTACCGCTTACCCGAAGCAATACCACCCTGCTCCCTCGATGACATTTGTCGGGTATGGCTCCTTCTCGAATGAAGCCCGGCAGACATCGCGCTACGAGACAAGGACATACCAGCGTTATCTGAAAGGCGTATCGGACTGGGAATTCATATCGTCCAACATCGCAACTCAGTACGGCGACCTGTCCAATCTGTCCGTATTCGGGATAGATATGAAAGGCTATTCAGCCTACCTCAATAACATCTACATGTCGGGCGTCATCCATCAATTCACGCCCGATGGAGAGGAAATACCGACAATCAACGACCGAGGAAAGTGGCTCGCGTCGGAGACATACAATAAAAACGACGAGGTATATCACGATAACGCCAAGTGGCGCTGTCTTATCGATGGGACAAAATCAGAGCCGTCTACATCATCGGAAGCGTGGGTCCTTCTTATGCATGTACCACTGTCTTCTGTAGTTCCTGTTTACAAGCAGCAAAATGAAAAACCGGCACTTCCGACCGGCACTACTATTCCTCCTGACGGGTGGAGTCTCGAATATCCCGAAGGCGGAGATTCAGGCGCATCAACCGACGTAAGCAACATTATAGTTGATGCTGATAATGAGGGAGATGTTACCCAAGACGGCGCATTTTACAAACTTGCAGGTAAAGGTGATAATTCCACAGCGTCGTGCAAAATACAATTCGATGCTCTCAGCGCTGGTGAGACATTGGTATTGGATATAACCGCCTATTCGGAGGAAGGGTATGACAGATTGATTGTCGGAAAAATAAATGTTCAGGATGTCAATAAGGCAGACTCCAACACCTTCGAAGCAGCCGTATCAGGGAACGGCGTATCCTCGACCGTCGTCATTACGGCACCGAGTGCAGGACGTCACTTTGTTAAGGTAGTATACACGAAAGACTCGTCCAGTGATGCCAATGGCGACTACGGCTTATTTCGTATTGCGTATAATACGTCCAAGACTATTCCGTTGTGGGTGTCTTTCGGATCGGTGATTGATGGCGTTGTTCAATCATGGTCTGATCCGGCGCGAATAAGCGGTACCGACGGCCGGCCCGGAACCGACGGGAGACCCGGCGTTGATGGAACAGACTATGAATGGATATTTACCCGCACGACTTCGGAAACAGCACCAGCTACGCCGACATCTCAAGACGAAGACGACTATTTACCTGATGGCTGGACGGATGATCCTATGGGCGTAGACGACATTTACCAATACGAATGGGTATCCAAGCGCATCAAGGTAAATGGAGAGTGGAGCGCTTTCTCTACACCTGCGTTGTGGGCCAAGTACTCTTTCGACGGAACCGACGGGAGACCCGGCGTTGATGGAACAGACTATGAATGGATATTTACC